CTTTCTTTTAAAACCGCCGACAAACAAATGTCCCGCTCTTGTTCTTGTGTTGTAATCATACATCACTCCCAAATAGTCTGGGACTCCTACATATCTTCTTGCACTACTTTTTAGATATTGAACCATGTTTTTTATTTCCTACAATTGTGCTTTATATTCTGTTATCATTTCTATTAACCCATTGATATGACTATCACGCTTAGAAGTATAAACTTCTGCATCTTTCTGGTCATCAATAGCCGCAATGATTACTAGATTATTTATAGGAATTTTTGTTCGCTCTTCAAACATAACAGCATAACCAGATGCCTGTCTAAAGTAGTTCTCTAATTTATTTGGATGCATTGACTTTCTTGATGTTTTAAAATCAATTATAGAAAGTTTACCATCAAAATATGCAATACAATCACATTTTCCTGCAATTCCTAAATGTTCAGAATACATTGGCCACTCTTGAACATATACATCATCTAATCTAGTATCGAGAGTTTTTTTCAATGTAAAAAACATCTCTATATCATTCGGCATGAGTTTATTATAATCTATTTCTATGTTATTTATATAATCTTCACACAACTGATGAATAGAAGTTCCTCTCCTCGCAGCCTGGGTAGTGATTTTATTGGCTTCTTTTTCGCCTACACGTTTTCTCCACTCCATTATGGATTTTTTAGAAAAATGTGATATGACAGTTGTTATCGAAGGATATTTGTTACCATTTTCATCATAGTAATACCTAGTCCCAGACTTAAGGGTTTCACTTCGAAGTGAAAATTCAGGCAAATCCAATTCAACATGTTTAAACATAAATTACTCCAAATTTATTAAAGTATATCAAATATCCTTCGACATGTCAAGCAGTTTTATGAAACTTCTTCTTTTTCATGTCTCGACTTAATTTCTTCTATCGCCTCATCAATATTCTCTATCATTGCATTTTCAATACCATAATGTCTATCCATTATGGCCTGCAGTATAATCCCTAGAAAACTTAAATCATCAACAAGAGCTTTATTACTCAAATCAAATCCATACTCATCTGTCATAATATAAACAAATTCATCAAGAAGTTCATTTGTCATTCCAATAGACTCATCATAATCTTCATCCATACCACCTAAGTTAATAAACGACTTTATATCTTCTAAGTTATTACTTTTAGATTTTACTTTAGCAGAAAAAATATCTTTTGCTTCGATTATGTTTTTCATTTGGAGTCTCCTTTAGGCAAAACCTAATTCTAATTTATTAATTATGTAGGACTTTACCAAAGGACTTCTGACAATATCTTGTTGCATAAACTCAATGAAAGAAAAACGATCCATACTTTTTATGATTCTCATAAAATCAAGTATTCCATTTTTTTCATCTTTCCATTTAAAGTCTGACTGTCTAAAGTCTCCACAGAAAATTATTTTACAGTTGTCTCCTATTCTAGTTATGACAGAATCAAGTTCATGAAAATTCATGTTCTGGCATTCATCCACAATAATAATACTATCATAAAAGGTCATACCTCTTATGTAAGATGTCGAGTTAAAATTTATGAGGGAAGTTTTTCGTAAACTTTCGTATGCGCTGCCACATTCAAATAATTCGTTTACTATGGTTCTATATGGGGTTTCATATGATTGAAGTTTTTGTTTTTCCGAGCCGGGCAGAAAACCCATATCCCTTGTCGGAACAACACTTCTAATAATTTGTATATCTCTATAACTAGAAGATTTGTTCATTAATTCATCTAGTGCAAGGTATAAAGAAATATATGTTTTTCCTGTCCCTGCAACTCCATGAAGAAACAAATGATCTTCATAAAAGGCATCAAATACTTCTTCTTGTGCCGGTGTTATTGGTGTAATTTTTTTAAGTTGTGTTCGTGCGTCAATCCCTATTAATCTACTATTACTGTTTGATTTTGTCTTTCTAGTTTTTCTACTCACTAATGAGACTCCTCTGAAAGTCGGAATCTACGGTGAAAAATTACATATTAAATTTAGACTCTGTTTTAACTGCTCCCGGCACCTTTGCCACTCTATCTAGTACATTCTCCTTAAATGATTGTGGAACTTTTTGTTTGCCCATGCGAATAGGATCTCCAATACTTGGAGCACCAGTAAGAAATTGTTGGATTTTTCCTGCAACACTACAGTTGGGACAAGAGCCATTTAAATGTTCTTCTCTTTCAGCAATACGGCACCAAACTTCATATTCATGTTCACAATTATTACATTTAAAATCATATCTTGGCATAATTTATTGTTTCTCCATAATAAGTTCTTGCGTGAATTTATTTTTCACAATAGCATTCCATTGGTTAAGGTTTAAAGAGGTTAAATTACCTCTATCATTATATATCTCTAACCATCTCTACAACGTTGCGTTTCACGCATTTTTAAAAAATGGGGGGCGTTGCACCCCCCATTAAAATTACTCTTTAGTTGAAATAAAAGTATACAACTCTTGAGCCTTTTTCATGATGTCTTGAGGGGCAGGCATTTCTGGTTTCATGTGTTGTGTATGCTGAACCAATTCCTCAACACTTTTGTTCCATGTCTCTGCAGTCGCATTCAAAGTTTGCCAATATGTATCCATTGCCATATGGTAACTTTGTTCAGACATATCTTTTGCCATTTTTAAAACTTCTAGTCTAATTTCAAATGGATTTTTATTACTCATCATATTTCTCCTTTTTTGTGTGATGTGTGTAATTAGCAACTTTATAGGAAGTTACCACCTTTATTATATAGTACAAAAATTAGAATGTAAAATTAATTCCTACTTTTGCATCTTCATATTCAAACTCTTCACTCGCTTCAATATTACTGAAAAGTGAAAGTTGTGGAGACACTGCATATGAAATACCTAAGTTAACACCATCAAAATTAATTGTGTCTGATGCTACATTAGAATCATATGAGAAGTCTGCCCATGGACGCAAAACAAATCCTTGTGGAAGCGCCATTGTATATCCCAGTTCAGATGTAAAATTTTCATTTTCTACACTATACTCAACTTGGCCATCTACATAACCTTTAATGCCTTCTGCCATTGCAGACGAACATAAAAAAACCGCCGAAGCGGCTCCGAATAAAAACTTTGTCATTTATTAAATCCTTTTACTATGACTTTGGGCCCGTTTGGTAACAAGGTGGAACCCATACCCCGCTGATCATGCTGCTAGAGCAAACTCAGGTGCAAAGTTATCGTTTGCGTTTAGTTTTGTTCGACCGAATATCGTAGGTCAACACGGTAATCTACTCTCATCTCTACACACCTGTCGATCCTAGTTCGCCCCCATCAAAGATACACTATAGCTTTTTCCCCTAACGAACATTGCCTAGGATTGTCTAGCGAGCCAGCCACGGCTGTTTTGTTAATAATGTATCTTTGGTGGAGGCGTTGGGTACTGCCCCCAAGTCCAGTATGTATGTTGAATCGTATCAACAATTACAATTGTATTTATACACTATTCTTTTCTTTTTGTCAAGCAAAAAATAATATAAAAAATATAATGCATTAATACAACACCAAAAAACTCATACATTACTATATTTTTTTCTGGTGTAAATATCATTAAACTTTTTCCAAATAAACCTAAGAGGAATAGAAGGATAAAGTAAGAAGTCATGGGGATACTTAAAAAATACCCCCATTTTAAATTCATACCATTAGCTCAAAGTGTGGAGCATCAATAAATGGGCGTCTTCCCTGAGAACGTCTTAAATCAACGTAGGCGTTCATGGCATCTTCCATGGAACCATCCCACTCTCTAATGTCATCAATGTGCCAGGCTGCGCCCCAGCGGAGTGCCACACCCTCTTCGATTGCGGCCGCCTTCATTGCATCGGCAACTTCATCATACACATTGATTTCCCAGACGCCACGGCCTCCAACATAGGCCATTAAGTCTACTGCAAGTCCATCAAGATGTTTACTCTTCATTGTTTGACTTGCGCCCTTTGCAACTAAAGCCTCTTGTTCTTCGAGCGTTCTTAAACCTTGAATCACTCCAAAATCGACCTCAGTCAATTCGATGGCACGGCTGACAACTCTAACCATGTCATCATGAACACCTTCTAATTTAGAAAGTGATCTATTCGATAATTTAAAAGCCATTTTTAATCCTTTTCTTTTTCGTTTTCGAAGTTAGTAAATTTAAATGTAACGTCATCTGGAGTTAAAGATACGTTATAATCTTGAGTAAAAGAAATATCGGAAGTATCTAAAGTAATACTCATACCATCAGTAATATCCATTCCATCAAATGTGATAGAACCTATATCATACTCCCCAGAAAAAACATAATCATTAGAACCAGTAGTCAATGTTATATTTTCTTCTTTTTCTTTTTTAGGAAATGCAACAATTTTGGCAGTGTTATCTAAACCATTAAGTCTATTATACATTTCTTCTGCACTTACAGAATATGAATATTCATCGAACAATTCCGCCCCTGCAGTAGAGTGGTAATCTTCATCAGATATACTGTCAACATGTTGAATTTCACCTTTCTTAATCCAATCAAATCCAGCTGCAATCAAAAAGATTTCGATTTTCTCCAACACTTCACCAAGTGTTGCATCTGTCGCATCGAATGAATGAGTAATAACCTCATCATTACCAGCATCGGTATGTACACTACTAAGCGTGTACTTTGTACTGTAATCTATCATTATTAATCTCCTGAGAATTTTTTCTCTGTCTGTTTATATACGCCTGTCGTTGCCAATATTGTCTAGTCCTTGACCTTGCGATACGCAATCTAATCCTTAATTGATTTATATTTCTCTTTTTCATTATATACTCCACAATTATATAGGTTATTAAAAAAAACTATCAATCGTAATATCTGCCTTATATCTTGCAATATTACTCTTATTATGTTTTATATCATTACTATGAATGAACGGCATATCATCACACCATTCGTATTCTGTTTCGCCGGGCCTTTTAATTTTCCATTGCAAATCTTCATCCTTTGGATATTGATTTGTCCAACAACATGTAGAATTTTTATTCATATATTTTCTATCTGTCTTAGTCAATGGATAGATATATCTGAACTGTTTACCCCAAACTCTTGAAAACCCCATATCACCCATTTTGGCGTCATTTGGTCGAGGGCCATACTTCGTATCATGTCTACCCATCTCTTTCTTCATCTTCCTCTGTATAGTCCTAAAATGCACCTTCTCGCCTGTCTCAGAGACATATACATCAGACCATATAAAACCACCATAAAGAAAGTTTGCAGACTGGTAAACATATCCTGGCTTTCCAACTATTCCATCTGCCCAAGTGTACAGATATTTTGCATTTGTATTTTCACGCATCCACTTTACTGTTTGGGACAACATTTGGGATTCGGAGTTTCTAGGCATAGAATCATCCATGCACATCTTTCCAATTTCAAAGTAATCAGAAGTTGTCAAATCTGGAAACATTTTTTTAATTGTTCCCATCGGATTGGTTCCCCATCCTAAAGTTAAAACCCCAACTAACTTATCATCTAAGTGAAACCCTAGATAATGTTTAGTTAGTCGAGGCATAACTGCAGAATAATGGCGTTCTGCAACAAATACAGAAGCATTATTCTTGTGAAGGGGTCTTATATCATACATTAAACAACCGTGTAATCGCCCATAGTGGTTCGTTGTTCAACTTCATTCCACATATTTTTTTGATCTAGATAACTCAACATATTTTCTGGAGTTGTTTGTACATATGGATCATCATCACTTCCATCGTTATTAATGCCTGGCTCTTGCCACCAATGTTCAATAACACCGTCATTAATAACACACATATATCTCCAACTACGCATACCAAACCCTAAATGGTTTTTGCCAATTAACATTCCCATAAATCGAGTAAAGTTTCCAGAACCATCTGGAATAACTTTTACATTTTGAATGTCCTGTGCTTTGGCCCATGCATTCATAACAAATGCATCGTTAACCGAAATGCAGTATACTTCGTCAATACCATATTCTTTAATCTTTGAATAATTACTTTCAAAGCCAGGCAATTGATATGTAGAACAAATAGGTGTAAATGCGCCAGGCAAACTGAATAAAACTACCCTCTTACCTTTGAACAGATCATCACTTGTTACATCTTCCCAACGATATGGGTTTTGGCCTTCGATTGATTCATCCCTGACCCTAGTTCTGAATACCACACAAGGTGGCGTAAATCCTTCTATCATACAGCCGGTTCTCCTCTCATCATAAATTTTCTTTGTTTTCTAAAATCTCCCCATACCTCACTCGCCTTAACCCTTATGAAAGGTTTATTGGTTTCTGAAGTATTTGGATTTGGAATTGTAAGAACTACATTCTTACCTTGTTGCCATGCCTCTCTTTGACGAATTGCGTGTGCAAGAGTACCCTTTGGGTTTTTGGTTCTATTCTGCCGTGATACACTTCGCCGTTCGCCCTTAGAGGTGTAATTTTTTCCTGTTGACTTACCGCCCATTATTCTAAATCTCCATATTCTCTGAGTCTTTCAAATCGAAATGATCTCCATCCCTCTTTTTCTAAATCCCAAACAACAATAAGGTTTGGATCTTTTTCTTTTTGCACTGAGCCTTCTGCTTCTACTGGATTATCAGGCCACGGCACGATCTTCGGGTTTGTCGTGCAGTGCATTACTCTTAGAGTTCCGTCTGCCTTTTCGAACACCACTCGTTGTGCTTTTTCTTGTAGGATTGCCTTTAGTGTTGGTGCGTCCAGATTTGATATTGGACTTTGTTGTTGCATTTGTTCTACCATTATTTTTCACCTTTTTTGTATTTACATTTTTATCATTATCGCATGATTTTTTGTATAAGTCAAGATAAAATTTCCAATGTTTTTCAGTATCATTATATCTTGCATCGTATAATATACCCCAATCATCTATTCCCCAAGATAATAAATGTTTACCATGTTTTGTTTCTTTGGTAATTGCAACCTTTGCGCCATGTTGGCCTGGAAATTTTAGTTGTTTATCAATTAAATTAGTATCAAACTTTTGTCTGGGTGGGGGTGGGGGATATGAACGAGGTTTCTTTTTTGGTTTTGCAGGGGCTGGTTTTGGGCCCTTATACCCAATCTCATACCACTTGGGTTCTGGTGGTAATGATGCTGCCCGAGCGGCCTCCATCTCTGCTTTGGTTCTGCGCTTCCTCTTTTGTTTTGGTTTTGAGGATTGAGACTCGGCCGCTCGGGCGGCTTCCATTTCTGCCTTTGTTCTTCTTTTCCGTTTAGGTTTCGCTTCCGTCTTCTTCACCATTATCATTACCAATCAATTTTTCTGCACTCTTGTCATCAATGACTTCACGCATATCCATGATTTTTTCTCGCCCTATTAAATCTATTATAAGATTTGTTAAGTCGATTTCTTTGCGAATGAAAAACATTTTATTATTTAATTTTTCCAACTCTCGTTGATAATATTCAAGCTCTTTTTCTTTTCGAACTTTTTGTTCTATTATATCTGTTAGAAGAATTATTTTTCTTTCTTTGTTTTCCATCCAACACCTATATGTTGAGCCACATCAGCACCATATTGAAGCATACTAGGAAAACCGTGACCAGCGTGACTCTTTCTACATCCCTATCCAAGTATCTCCATCAGATAGTCACTTCTGATCGAGGACACTTTTCAATTAGTATGCTTCAATATGGTGCCGCTAGAGAGATTCGAACTCCCGACCTACTGATTACAAATCAGTTGCTCTACCAACTGAGCTACAGCGGCGTGTTTTCTATTTCACTTTCTTTTTTTTTAATCCAGTCTTTTAATTCACACACTTTTTCAACATACATCATATACGCTTCATACCATTCTGCATCTCCAGTAAGTATCCATTGTTGACTACACTGATCGGCATTCTGAACTAAATTCTTAATTATGTTTTGGTATTTGTCCCTAAATCCAAGTGACATAACTGTTCCTATTCTTTTAAAGTTAACTCCAACTTAATTAGAATGGGCCTTCCATCAACAATCATTGCAGCATATGTATCTCCACTTTGAATTTGCAAATCCTTGGGAGACTGACTACTATTTAAAAGTATATTCCCTGCAACATCAATATCAAAATTTTTCTTCGTAGTTTCCATTCTCATAATATATATACATCCTTTTTCACTCCTCATCAAATTCACTTAATAGCCAGTGTAACTCAATGAGGAGTGATTGTCAATAGGTAAATTTATTATTTACCGTAACCCTCTGGGCGATAGTAGTATGGCTTATCCTCACCAGAGAACATGTTCTGCATCGAACCTTCACCATCTGCATCAAAGTCTGCTTTGGTGTTTGCAGATGCAGAGAAGTTCATAGAGAAGGTTGCAACACCACGGCCTTCTGCGTCACCGTTCATTGTAGATGATGCGCCACCAGACGAATTGCCATTGCCATCATTGATAAATGCAAATGCAGAAGTCGAAGTCATTGCCAAAATTGCGATTAAAGTTTTCATTGTATTTTCCTTGCACCAATTGGTGCGGTAGTGCTAATATATTAGTAAATGATTAATTACTAACAGATACTAGTATATATCAAAAAAGTATAAGAAATCAAGACTTTTTTGCACAGAAATTTTTTATGGGGTATAAGTTTATTTTATGTCGTATAATGTATACTCACATGTGATTTCTTCACCAGGCCAAATATCTCTAATGGCAACAATAAAGAACCTACTATCTTTTCTAATCTTTACTATATTAGGTTCGTCAGAGTGATTATAAAAAGCACCCAATGGAGTTCTTTGTAATTCTTCTCCCCAATAAAAATGTGACATTCCGATCTCTGTTCCTTCTTTGATCGGTTTTACACACCAAAGACCAAGTCCATGTATACCTGATTTTTTTATTGTTACTTCTTCTGGTAGAGGTTTATACATCTTGTGTCCTTACTCTTTATTTGGCTCCCAGAGAGGGGTTCGAACCCCCGACCCAATGATTAACAGTCATTTGCTCTACCAACTGAGCTATCTGGGAATAATCCTACTTGGAGTGAGTGACAGGACTTGAACCTGCATTATACAGATTTGCAATCTGCTGCGTAACCATTCCGCCACACTCACAAATTGGTCGGGGTAGCTGGATTCGAACCAACGACCCTCTGCTCCCAAAGCAGATGCGCTACCAGACTGCGCTATACCCCGATAAATTTTTAAATACACATGACTTGCAGTCTTTCAAACCCTTGTCCTATGCACAGGAAAGCAGGTGCATCTACTCTCATGTGTACTTAGAAATTTATTAGTGTGGGCAGGGTTAGGATCCTGCAATGAGTCACGGGCAAACTTCCTGTCTAACTAGACTCATACCTGTCTGCATCCGCTAAGACGAACCGCTAAGTTCCTTCGACATTACCTTATCCCCATTTGCAAGGGATTATTCAGTCACCACAATCCATAGGCCGTCACCTTGGATTTTTATTTTTGGAGCGGATGAGGGGAATCGAACCCCTGTCATTAGCTTGGAAGGCTAAGGTAATACCATTATACGACATCCGCCTAAACTTCAACATCAACTTTACTAACTGGTTCAACTGTTCTAATCTTTCCAGTTTTGTCGTATGTTCTATAAACTTCTTCAACTCTAACAGAGCCTCCAAAGTCTTTGTGCGTTACTACAATGTTATGAATCTTATCACCGACATTCAATTGTCTAACATACTCACTCACAATTCTTACTGGTGGTACTGGTGATACTTGCATTATAGTAACTCCGAATAAAAAGGACAGTAGGTGTTCTTACTTTTAGCAGTTTGAGGGGTTGCAGGCCGCTTTATTTTCTTATACATTAGTCGCCTCTTCCTACTGTCCGCCCCTGTTTAATCTTGTTGGTTTCTAGTGAGGGATTTCCAACTTCCCACCTGAGTCTTCTATTTAGTGTCGTTTTCAGGCTTAACCGTGTTTTTACTCACTCGACAAAATCGAGCGTCCGACTCGCCCGATATTAATTGGCCTGCCCTGTAGGATTCGAACCTACGACCCACAGCTTAGAAGGCTGTTGCTCTATCCAGCTGAGCTAAGGGCAGATTTCTATGTTTCATAAAATAGTCATACAAGTATTAATGTACCATATATGAAACACTTTGTCAATATGTTTTAATTTTTTTCCCTTAACTTTATCCATTCTTCATGAACTCTAAGTTGATGCTCAAGTTCATAAACTGTGTCTTCTAATAGAACAACCTTTTTAAAAAGATGTTTAATAAGTTCTCTGTCAGAGATGCCGAACATTTTTGCTTCATCATCGATAATACGAACATCCGAAACTTCACTTTCTAAAAACTTCATCACACACCAAGAATTCTGGCAACATCATTGTGTCCAGTTTGAATTCTTCCCCCATCACGCAACCAATCTTCTACTTGTCCAAAGTAGAATGCAGCATCTTCTTCTCCACGTTCCTCTAAAAGAACTTTTGCATGTTTACAGAAAGTAGTCAAAGACATTGCATCTATTTTACTACTATCATTCATTGCAGCTGGTTTCCAGTTTCCTCTTCGCTGATTACTCATTTTCTACTCCCAATTATTTTGAGTTTCATGTCATCACTTCTAACGAAGGCATTTAAAACAAATCGTCCAGTCTCATTAACTGCATAAATCAATATACTGCGGAAACTATTTTCTTTATGAATTTCATATGCCATTTTTATGGCATCTTCAAAAGTTTTTGTTTCCCCGACTTGTTTTGTTGAGGTTTGAGGTTTAAATGCTATAATACTGTAACTTACTGCATTTAATCTAATATCTTCCTCATACTCATCCAAATCCATCTAAGTCCCTTTCTTGAAAAAGTTTAGATTGGCAAGATACATGTGTTCGTATCTATTCCACTCTTCATCAAAAATTGTTTCCAACTTTTCTTTAGAAAACTTTTCATACGCAGACTCAAAAAACTGTTTCTTGGCAGAATCATAATCCAGCCCAACAGAATAAAGTCTACCTATATTATTTTTTACTTCAGATATTTGTGACATTGTAACTCTCCATCAAATTGACTTGAACAGGGATTTCTTTTGTAATAGTATGCAGTTTTTTTATGACTGTATTAACATCATCTTCCGTTAAATATCCCTTAACATTGTCTTCAACAATGCCAGGCAAATTTGCAAATTCACCATTGATGAATACTGCGATTTCATAAGGAGCATTTTTAGAACCATATGCACCCTCACCACTGATAACACTCAGTTGATGATGCTCACCGAAAGACAATAATGACTGGAAACCGCCAGGCATATAATCTTTTTCAATCATTTCAAAATCTGCAAGTTTCATTTTAAATAGTCCACTTCCTTTGTTCTTCAAAAGCGATTTGGGCGGCCTGATAATAATCACGATCTTCATCATTCATGTGACTGAAGTAAAGTCCAACTTTATCCAGTTCAATCATAAACTCTTCTGGCGACTCAATATGTCGCTGACTTTCTAAACTCTCTTGTACAGTATCCATAAGAGTTTTTATTTTTTCTTGTATTTTCGACATTTAGAACTCCTTAACTATAATACTTAGTCGAAAAAACCAAAAATGTAAAGTAACATTCTACATTTCTCCAATTTCAAGTGACCAATATTTACCATCAGACTTAAGTTTTGCAACAACATCTAATGCCTGTTTTTCCGTTAGAGCTTCCCAACGGAATTTTTCTTCACTGAATCTTTCTTTCGCTTCAACAAAAAACATCTAAGTACTCCTGATTACTAGTTTCCAAAACTACGATGTGGCCAAAATTCTCTTCAAACACTTTAAGGAGATTGAGATAATCTCCAGATTTCATATCTTGTATGATGGACTCCGAATCTACACCACATATAGAGGCAAGTTTTTCAGCGATTCCAAAAAGAACAAATGCGTTTCCTTGGGGCCCGTCCAAATCGATATGAATTTTTTCATTGTATTTTTTTGAACGAACTGCCATGAATTACACTCCTGTGAATTCGTAAGGTTTGTCCCACTTACCTACATTGATGTCCAAGTAATACGCAGTATCGAAATAATCAATCATCGCATCACTGTTGTCATACCACTTAGGGCCATCTTTAGAGAAAGCACCTTTCATAGCGGCAACCAACTCCTCAAAGAATTGAGAAGCTTCACCGTACTGATCTGGGTGGTAGGGATTTGCTTGGAAGTAACCTTCGTTGGCGTAGTAGGGCATGTTCCTGCGTTCTGATATCTCTTTGTTTTTTGCATTGGCGATACCAATTAGATCAAGAACACCACTCTTAATGTTTACTACCAAAGAGGAATGATTGTGAACACCAATCGTTCCCTTGAATCCGTACTTCTTAAGAACGGATTTGATCGCAGGAGCGAGTGATTTTTTCATTTCTTGGGAAACATATGCCATAATTTAGATCCTCATCACTGTTTTCATCAACTTACATATATAATATAATACTTTTTAGGGCGAATGTCAAGCCCTAAAGAAGAATTTTTTACATATTTCGTCAATTTTTTCCTTGCCCAATTCCCATTCGTAGAGATAATTCTCTAATTTTCTATAACAATATGCATCCGATTGAATATCAAACGGTTCTGCATCCTTTTTTTCGACTTGGTACATGGTTCTGAGGGCGGGAATCCAACTACAATCGTAAATCATCATAGCCTGTTTTAGTGCAGATTTGAAGGCACTAAGTTTTTCTTTATAATATTCTTCATAATACGCTTCGATGTCGGGTTCTGGATAATCTGGCTCTTCCCAAAGTCCATCTTCCATCAAACCAACAACATAATTACCCATCTTCGACATGTCTTTCACCTCTTTTGTTCACTATATTTTACATAATACAGTAATATTATGATAAAGTCAAGAATATTTTACATTTTTTAGTAGTCTGTTAGGTATTTTGACCAGTATTCACTCCAAAGGTCTGCGATAAATTCATCAATTTCTTCTTGACTCCAGTGCTCAACGAGTTCTTTTGATTTCAAACACTCATTTTTTGCCTGTTCCAAACTTTCAGACTCCTGTACGGCCTGAATTACAATCTCTTCAAACACTTCTTCCTGCTGGCATTGCTGTTCAGCCAAATGCATTCGGTTAAACTCCTAAGAATTTCCATCCGTGAGTAGTGATAAATGATTCAGATAAGTCTTTTTCTAATGAAAACGCTTCAATTTCCCATGGACGTTCTTCATATTTAGTTTCTGAGGGGATTTGGCCACCCTTCCACAACTGATGCTTGACTGAATGTTGTACTAATTCTTTACGAACATACTGTTTTACATGAACCATCTCATGTAAAATTGTTTCAACAAAGTCTTTTGCAGATAATTTGGAATCAACACGGACAATATACCAACGATCATCATCGTCAATACAATCGCCCCAGATACCTTCTTTACCATTTAAGTCTGGAATGAGTTCAACTTCGACAACAACATTTCTGTGTCGAGGAAATAAAATACTTTTAGCAAAAGTTACCACTAACTCTGCCAGTTTTCTTTTATTTTTAGTGGAACCTTTGACATAGAGTTCTTCAAAATCTACCATAACAACCTCTAACTGTTCCCTATACTATTAATATAGGGACTCCACATACAAATGTCAAGCTCTATTTTAAGATTTTTTGTATTTTTTATCGGGGGTATTTGTTAATTCTTTAACTATTTTATGAAACTCGACTGAATCTTCTGGAATTACTTTTTCCATTGAGTTTAATAAGACAGTTGCTCCCATACAAAAACCTTCAAAGTGTGCCTTTTTCCAAGTTCTTGTAAGTGCGACTACAAAGAATATCCCGATGGTGATAATCATCCACCATTCTAGATACATTTGATATCCTTTTAACTATATTTACTAAAGTAGCTATTGATATATGAAGGAATACCTTCCAATACGCTATCTTCTTTTGTTTCTTGATATGCTTTAATTCTCAAACCGATCTGTGTCATTGCATATTCAAGATGTTCTATACGTTCATTATAATCATTATTTCTATAAGACAGTGGGGGGTCAAACAATTCTAATTGTACTTCATGCATATTATTCTCCAATTTATTTTTTTTATTATTTAAGAATATGCCTTCTCTAGAACCCAAGTCATTGCAGATTCCCAACCATCTCTCCATGCCTGTTTTCGAAAATCATCATCCACCCAAGGGCAATTTTCAAATCCAAGTCCTTCACGACATGCTAGTGCGCCTTGTTGAAATGCTTCTCTATATTTCACAATAGTTCTTTTATTATGAAATAAACTTTTTTCTAACTTTTCCATGATGAAAGTTTCGATAAATTTACAACGACTCCAGTATTCCACTTTTTAGCTTCAACAAGAGCATCTTCTTTAGTGTTAAATGTTAGAAAGGGAGAGTCTGACTTCCAACCATTCCCTTCTCTAACATAGTCATATTCGCCCTCATCGATTTCGATTTGGACTCCATATACTATATCCATATTTAGTTCCTTTCAAAAAACTAATCTCCGATATGATTCCACTTTAAGATTTCAATTTGGTTTTCATTGTCCCTACGAAAACGCAAGTATCCGTTATCAATGAGCTGATCTAAAGTGTTTTCGATTGCTGCAACATCACTTTCTTCTTTGTTTCCACGGCCCCATATAAAACCAAACACAGTGAAAATGACTGCAGTAATTAACATCCAAATTTCTATTGGCATTGTTGTCTCCTTTAAGATTTCGATATAATCTAGTATTCTTCATCCGCAAGAGCATTAAGTTTGGGAAGTGCCCAGAACATAAGAGTCAATCCAAGCAGTGAACCAAGAATTGCTTCCGTAAAGGTAGCAGTATCCTGTTCAAGTCCACCAACAGAACCAAAAACCAACAACATTCCAATCATAAAACGAATCATAATCTAATCCTTTCGTTATTTCACTATAACATTATGACAGAAAGAACGAAACTTGTCAAGCACTTTTTTAACCCCAATCCTTGAAGTCACCACGTTCTTCGTTATCATTATAACCTTTGGTGTACTCTACAATCTCTTGAGCAGTCATATCCTGCATTTCAACACGGTCAGAATTGTATGACGCACCTTTATAATAGTGAGGGTTGTAATCTCGTCTATAATAACTATCCGCACTCCCTCTATCATAAGGGCCTCCATGACGTTCATCATACTTACATTCACTCTGTTGTTCTTGAGCTAGTTTATTCCACCATCCCATTTCACATTTCCTTTCATAATATATTAAAGATTTTGACCAGACCGATTTGACCGATTTGACCAAATTTTTGACTCGTTTCTATTTATACATATACTATATCAGAAAGTCTTACAGGAGTCAATAGAAAATGTCGGAAGGAAACCCCAATAGAACCATGGAAAGAATGCGAGTCTTAGAAGAATCTCTCAATATTGCACACGATAAAATCAATTCATTAGAAATGGCACTCTATCTTGCAAAGAAACAAGAGAAAGAACTCAAAGAAAAACTTTCTACTTATGCACTACAACTTGAAAAGAAGAAATCTTGGAATCCCTATCGAACAGACTGAGAACTACTTTCGAATTCCCTTTAAACAGTCTGAAATCAAACTGACAGTTCTTTTAGACTGAACAATCTCATAGTGATTACGATCAATTGCATAATAGTCAACATCCTCTCGACTCATCATTGATTCCATTGTGACTACGCCATCATTCTTTCCTGCTATTAAAGGAATATCTCCAGTTGTTGTAATCACCTGTTTCCATGGAATTGCAATTCTAATCTTTCGTGACTCTGTGATAAATCGACTGGTAGGAACGATATCTGCAAACAATTGATATTGTGGTGCGACCCATCTTCCCCAGTGTGCAACTTCAGAACCGTTAAATGGTGTTGCAAGCGAAACCGCAAACGAAGAGTTGTATGCAAATTCTTCCTGTAAATAGATTCCGTAGATGCCTCCTAGAGAATGCATAATATAAAATAACTTGTCATTAGGACGCATTTGTTCTCTCAACGTTTCCTTTAGAAAGTCTAGGTTCTCTTTCGCAGTTGCATCTTTGGAATTATAGTTAAGGTATATTGGATTCTTTGCATTAATGTTCTTTTGAATAAACGCAAAGGTTCTTTCAGTTGCAGTTGCACCGTGAATGTAAACAATTCTCATCTCTCAAACAACTCCCAAAATTTTCCAAGAAGTATTAAAAGACCTCCAAAGATTAACCAAGTCATAGAGGAGCCGAATCCATCATAGTACCAAATAAATGGCATTGCGCCGATCCAGACTGTCTTTGTAAGGTAAGACTTCCAGTTCCATAGAATGTATAGAAAACCATCAAAGGAACGTAAAGACTTCGGACGTTCTGGGCCAAAGTCTAGTTTTGGTTTCGGTGTATCCTTATTCATCCACCAAACCCACCAACAAATAGGAAGAAAGAACAGTAAAAAGATTCCTATTTCAGACATTTAGAATTCTCTCTGAATACAGATACCCTGCATATCTAAAGGATAATATCCATTCTCTCCACCAGCCGTCACTGCAAGTTGTTCTCGATCTGCGAAACACTCGTACATTGTATTGTATGTTCCTACGTTTGTTGCGACTACTTCGTTTTCCATTAAGATTATAAACACTAATGTCCACATTAATCTTTTACCTTTCTCCAAGCATCTTCAAATCCCTCTAACCATATCTCCATGTCTTCTCCTGCATAATCATACCAGACTCTTCTAAAGTATCCATCTGCAGAATCCATGATAGTATTATGAGAGGCGTTGAGATGCCCCTTGACTAACCAGAATAGGCGATATGCTTCTTTTTTCTCCATAAAGGTATTTAGAGATTTTACCCCCAAAAAAAAATTTTTTAAAAACACCTTTTAGAAAACTTGCAGACTTTTTAGAGGCGTGTCGGGTGACTATATCATCTCCGCAAAATTTTGTAGGAGTCCCATAAATTTAAAGTTACACTCTAAGTATTTTTCAGAGTGACATAAAAAAACCCTTAGAGAATCCTTGCAGACTCCCTAAGGGCAAGTCACCATTATCTAAGGAGATATTTCAGTCAGTTCCTAATACTACTTAGGTAAAATATCATGCACCAATGGTCAAGTAATAGCCATCAGCACTCACAGTCATATGCTCATCTTCACTACTCATTATTCTCAATTCACTACCTGTAAAATGAATACAGGCTTCATTCATAATGTCGAAATCCTTTGAGAATATTCTAACATTCTCTATAGGATCTTTCCAATTTTCCATACCAGCTGTCAGTTCATCAAAGGCTTCTGACAGAATGGATTGTCTTTGCATATCAAAAACAGTATTCATAGTCTTCTCTCCTAACTCATAGCACGAACATGTTTACCTACTTGTCCGTCTAAGAAGTCTCCCTTACTAGCCCAATTACGAAAGGCTGAACACTCAGTTTCATTTACCATACATGTGGCAGCTAGAGGACAAGTATCACAAGGACATGATCTCTTATTCAGTGGCCCTAAGAATTCTTCAATCTTCTCTGAGAGAACATCAGAGAAAGTATCAGGAACACCTCTCATAGCTTCTGCATCTATCCAAACTTCATGAGTCATTCACAATCTCCATAGAATATTTAAATTTATCTGAATCATCATCAGCATAGTTAATATAACAGTTTGTCAAGAAGAAGTCAAGCACTTTTTTAAATTATTTCCAATTTTTTTTAAATAATTTTTCTTCCTGAGCATAAGCAGATATCTCCCAAGGCTGTGTCTCGTAATTACAGTCATAATAATTACGGCCTTTGTACATATATCCGTCAACTAATTCTTTCTTGATTATTTGTTTTGCGTGAACCATCTCATGGGCGAGAGTAGTCATCATCTGGTTCATATCTCCAGACTTCCAGATATCGATATAGACAAGTTTCTCAGTACCCCAGCAGAGTCCAAGACAATCATCTAAATCTTTTCGAAAACGGATTTGAATAAGGCGGGAATAATATCGATTAATACCTAGATCTTTTTCTAGATCTTTTACATATTGGTATACTTTTGCAGAGTCTTTAATGCGTCCTAGTGAAACAACAGCCATATAGAAAGTTCTCTAACCAAACAATATGCATATTTTCGCATTTTCTGAGAATTCTGTCAAGCATTTTCGAAGGTTTTTTCATGAATTTTTTCGATGATTCTCTCAGATTTCATCGATATTATCTATGATTTGTTTCGAAACCCTTTGCGGCGTTCAGAAATTTGCTCCGCAGATTTAGACCAAGGGGGTAAAAACTTGTAGCCTTCGTATTTCTATGGTTTCTGCAACAGATTCAATGGTTTTTTGTGGGTCTTTGTGGGAAACCGTGGGATTTTTAGAGTAAATTTCTATAATAATCCTAGTAATCTTGGAAGGCAATTCATAATCAAACAGTGTGATAACAGTCCTAAAAGGATTCCAAATGCTAAACATTCTTCTCTACTGCAGTATTCTAAAAATGTTGACAATTTTTCCATGGTTTCCCCCTCTGAGTTCTATTTATAACTCTTTCAGGTTAACTGCATATATGTCCATGAAAGACTAAAAACGACTATCAGAAAACTCAGTAATTCTAACTTTGTAATGATTCGATACATCTCCTTATCCTATTGTATTTACATACCCTGTTCGATTAAATAAATCTGCAGGATTGCACTGTGGCTGACTCCTACAATTTCTTATATTATGTTCCCATTGTAATGAATTCGGCATCCAGTCAAACTCTGGTAATTCTCTATTAGATTCTAATGAGGTTGTACATGATACCATTATGAGTGGTAAAAATAGGTATAGTTTTTTCATAGCATTTCTCCTTGTGAAATATAGAGCATACTACGAAATTACTCTTATTTTAGTTGTGTTAAATTGTAACTTCTACGAACTTTCTTCGTGACTTACTGAACTGCTTAGAGGGTTTATTAAATCTCAGTAATTCTTTTGTACCTTGTTTAATATATCCTACACATTGTCCATTCTCAAAAGCATAGATATGATTAGGATATTCCCACTCTGTAATCTCTTTTAGAAATTTCATTCAGTCTCTTCCTTAACGATAAAATTAACTTTTACAATATTATCTTTTTCTTTCTTAATAAAGAATTCTAGTTGATTCTCTGTAAGAATCTTTCTCAATTCAACGAGTGTAACTTGTCTTAACTTCATTCAGCAACTCTTTCGTAATTCTATTTGCAGGCAGACATGCAACATTGACAATCTCATCATTAAATCCAGCAATCGAAATCACCTCTATTGCAAGACGATCACTATTTGCAGGGTTATTAATGAAACTCTTGCATTCGTTCTGTGTATCGAATTGCAGACTCTTTACTACAAATGGATTTGTATTCATCATGACAAATAGAATTAACCACTTCATCAATCTTCTCCTAACCATTTTATTGCACGTTGCAATACTTCTACGGACTCTTTCAGTTTACCAATTGCAGTATTACAATTATCACAAGTCCAACCTCTTACTTTTCCAGTTTTATGACAATGATCAAGTCTTGCATATGAACCATCTACAGTATCATGACATATAGGGCAATCCAAAGACACTGGTCTACTATATTTCTTTGCATCAATTCTGTTAATAGAAACTTTCTTTGACCTACACTCTCTACATGATGGGCGTCTGACTTCACGAAACTTTGTGTCGGATGATGCATCAAAGAACCTTCGATTTACTTCAAATTCTTCAATATGTTTTTCTATCTTACAATCTCTACATACTTTAGATACAATTTCTATCGATTCTCCAAAAACATCTACGACTTGCATCTACTCATACTCTATTTTTTCATCTTCATGAAATGCAGGATATCCATACGGCAAACTTCCATCAGAAACTGAATTGAGTTTACTAGGGGCACGATCCCAATCAATCTCAGAATCTTTCTCTGCATACTCCGCACGTTTCCGTAACTCATGGTGTTCTTTGCAGACTGCTTCGAAAGTTGTCCATAACTTCTGAAACTTCACATCATACAATTCTTTAATACCAAAGTAACGATTCATTAGTGCATCTGATACCTTTGAATCCATTCCTTCCCACTCAGGGGCATCTATGAAGTTGGATGTAACGACATCAATATCCTCACATACATTCCAACAACTCATTATATCTTGTTCTAAATCAAATATCTTCATGTTCCATTGCACTCTCTAACTGTTGAAGGTAGATTTCAAACTTCTCAATCATTCCTTGTGCAGCATCCACCGCACGTTCATCACCCATTTCTTTGTATGTCTGAATGTTACTTTCACACGCAGCAATATATCCTTGGAGTTCTGAAATCATTCCTTGCATTTTTCGATCTTTCTTTGTTACTACTCTCTTATTATAGAGAAAGTGCAAGAACTTGTCAAGCACTTTCTTAGAGAAAATAGAAAAATTTACGGGCGTAACCGCAGGGCGGTCACAGGCGGTCAGGTCAAATATAATGAGTGGATATGTAAGACTCAACCTTTAATATAAAGTTTCTTTTCATACTCTGTAAACCATTCTGGGAGTTTATCTACTAGTGGAAAAGGATTATCTTGGTCTACCCAATGAGCTCCACCTTCTTTATTTTTATCCCAAAACTTATACTTCAAGTACTTGTCTTTTGTCAATTCTCTTATATACATATCACCATTTGAATTAACAAACTTTACTTCGTTATTCTGTTGTGATGTGATTGCAATTTGAGATTGTGTCAATTTAAAAATCTCAATAAAATAATCTAGGTCTTCTAACACCCACTGGTTATCATTTAATATTGCCCAAGCAACAATTCTTGGCGATACCCAATGGTCATAAGTTGGTTTTTTTAATTCCATTGCCTCAGCAGAAATCAAACCAGTCTTCGCTTCATTGTTACCCTTTTCATGACGAAATACTAAGTCATAGAACTGACAAACTGCAATATGTTTTTCATCGTCATCCATATTATCCCATTCTAGGGCGTCTTTACATAACTGTGTGTGGGCCCTTCTAGCTGCCTTTTCCCATTTTTCCATCAAATCACCTCATGTTCATTGTGTAGTTGAGGAACATACTTCAAAGAAAAATTCCCAGCAAGGTCAATATTATTATTTTCAGCATACTTTACAACATCAATCAAACGCTGAATTTCATTTTTTATCACTGTCTCTTTTTTACTTCTAATTAAAAGTACTTTTTCTTGATTAGAGCCATTAATTCTTGCTACACATGTTTTGGGATTTCCAGTCATAACAGATTCAAAATAGTTGAATATTGCTCTCTTATCATAATCCTTATTCTTGACATCTGTAAAGGTTGCGGTGAAAGTATTGACATCATAATCCTTTGCAAAAGATGTCAGTTCTTGTTCACTAATCGCATCAACAACCCTAGTCACTTGACCCAACTTTTTAAAAACTAGTGAAGTGTAAAGAGCAATCTTTCCATTGGACAATTGTGCATCTGTAAGAGCTTGAACAATATCCTCTTCAGAAGAAGTCATAACCTTCTCAACTTTTATCATGTTGACAATTTTACCAACAATATCTTCTTGTGTCCTTGGAGTCTTTACATTTTCCTCTTCTTTATTTTCAATCAACTTCCATTGCGACTTCCAATAAGCGGCGGACATACCACGAAAATCTTCAAATTCAACAATCGCAACCCACATAGTTGATTTATTTTTACCAACATGAGCAGCGTAACGATGAAAACCAGTAACCAATTCACCAAATTCTTCATCCACCATTTCTACTGTAGGCGGAACATGGTATTGCGGTTCGTACTTTCCATTTGAGATGATTTTCATAAGCTTTCCAACTGCACCCTCATCAGTTTGAGCAAATCTTACATCATTTTTTTGCTTATTTCCGACCAACTTATCCAAAGGAAATTCTCGAAATCCTATAACTTTCATTCCTTTTGAAACTGGTTTCTTAGGTTCAAATGGTACAGACATTATATACTATCCTTTTCACTTCCACATTATAAAGAAATTGGGGGGCATTGCACCCCCCTAGTTTTTTATTGTTATGCAGCTTGTGCAGCCAATGCCCTATAACCAGCAGCAACAACTGAACGAGGCGGAGTACCAAGACGATAGAAAGTCTTAGTGCGTCCCTTAGTATCAGTGTGCTGGTTTGCAAAAATTGCAAAACCCTTCATACGAAGGCTAGATACTGTCGCACGAGCATTTCCAACCTTGAACTGGTTTTCAATCTGAGCAGCAGTCAAACCTTTATCATTATTACGAAGAGCCTCAAGGACTCGATCTTGTTTTGTCACAACATTTGCATTAGCCATGTTTTACATTCTCCATTTTAAGTTTACGAAATGTTAACACTTCACATGTTAACTACAGACAGTATATCACAAATAATTCCTCTTTGTCAAGAAGTTTATTCATTAATATACTGAATTATTTTAGACTTTACTGTTCCACCAGCAAGTCTAAGACTGACAACATATGATTCAGCATCATCATATGAGTCAAATACTACAGGCACCATGTTAAAGTCACATCTGCCAGTATCTTCGGTTATATACATCCAAGTATCCTCTCTATCAGAAGGATTAATCATAACAACATATCTATCATCATTTGACATTTTCTTTACCTTTTAGAAATTTGTACAGTTTTACATAGTATGCAAAACTTTTTGGATAGTGTACAGGACTTGGATGATGAGGAAACATCAATAGAAATTTTTTATATTCTAATTCTGCTTCCTCATTGGACATTATACAATTAATCCACTAGTCTGTTCTGTCCATGCCTTTTGTACATCTTCATTCGATTCTGTAATGAATACGGCATGACGAATTTTCATTTCTTTAGGGTCTGAAATACCAGTTGCAGCAATACCATGTGCGAACCCCATGTTTTGATTTTCGCCAAACACAATCATTCTGGGATTACTAAGAGTGATCCCAGTAGCATCATCTTCAACTAATCGTCCAATAAACTCACCAACAGGTGTCACTACAGTGATAATTTGATTTTTTTCATAACTCATTTTAGTTTCCTTTAAGTATTTAATCTAGATTGGGTTTGCATTCTCTCTTTTAGGTAAGTTTGATAGTGAACCCATTCACCATCTTTAATAAATCCCCATTCTTTCTTCTTACCAAATCGAAAGAACAGTGTCCATGCCGAACCACCTTGAGGAACTTCCAAATAGTGCAGACTTCCTGCCCTTGAAAATCTCATGTGTCCAGGCCCTCTCCAAAACTTACCTTCTGGAGTATGTTCCCAATAACCACCTTTTAGGATGATGGTAAAATAATCCCATGGATGGTCATGAAAAACTGGTTCATCGGATAAAACTATTTTGTGTAGGTAAGCATTAAAAGGAACCTTCCGTCCCTTTGAAAAATTGTCTACCTTATCTCTAAACAATAAATGCCAGCGATGCATGTATGGTGTAGTACCATCTCTGTCATAGATAATTCTTTTCCTACCGAACACTTAAGTCTCCAATTCAAATATTATGTTCATAATACACTAAACATCATGTACTGTCAATATGTTTTTATAAAATTCTTTCATACACCCATTCAGGCGTTTCTGTTCTACTCTTACCATTTACTACACCATCTGCACCAAAAGATGCAGCCCAACTATTTGGTTTTAACTTTGGTTCAATACCAGTCATACCAAGAACATAACCCGCCGCCTCTGATGCAGCGCAATTAGAGCCGTGTTGGGGATTTGTATTAATGTCCAAATGTATTTCAATATCAAACTCATCGATAAAAGGTATTACTTGTGTATATAATTCGCACACCTTTCTTACTTCGTTCAACATTCTTAGTTTAGGTCTGTCTTTCTTTAAATCATAATCATCTTCATATGATATATTAGAGAATATCCGACATCCACTATTTCCATTCATATGGACAATACACACTGCAGCGTATCTGGCCTTTTTCTTTCCTTTTTTAGTAAGAAAACGAACACTGTCACACCCTAGATATATCTTTGTTCGATTATCTAGGGTGGACAACAATTCTACCATATCCTCAATTTGAGTTGCATTTAACATTATTGTAATATAGCCCTTAAATTAAACGACATTGTTATTCTCTCATCACCACTATGTTCTGCAACCCCATGTTCATAATCGGCAGGGAAGATTGCAACATAACCGTCTTTTCCACTATACTGAACCTCATTATTAAAATTTGTTGGAGAAGATTCAGTATTTTTTACATATAGAACACCAGATAGTTGGCCAACATGAGTATGCATCGGATTTACATCACCAGCATTTGCATAATTAATCCAAACACCCCAGTCATAATGATCTTGAGTTCCATAAAAAGAAACTCTATGGCGTAAAATTTCTAACCTTTCTTCCATACTCTTTTTTAGCAATGGTGGAAATGTTTTTGCAATATACAACTTTCCAAGTGTAATCAAATATGCCTGTGTAAAAGAAGACTCCTGTAAATGTTTAGGAACACTAATTTGATAGCTGTTTAGTCCAGCATTAACATGTTCTAATAATATACTTAACTCATGATCTTTAAACTTTCTACAATGTTCAGTCCACTCCAGCAATTCTTGGTGTATCGCAGTTGGAAGTTTACCAACAAAAACTGGAGTATTTTCTAAGAACTGAAAACCTTCATAGATGTTTAACAGATCCTTTACAGATTGTTGTTTCATTACATACCATTTTCTGGATACTTTTCTGGATCTTGTGCATTCTCATCAACGACAACTTCAGCGTCTTCCACTACAGTTTCGTCAAGGGTTTCTGGATTGACAAATACTTCCTTTTCCACTTGTGTCTCAACACCGGCGGATGGTTGTGGTGCAACTTGCATTCCTTGAGTTCTCATTGCACGAGCGATCATTTTTCTAATACGCCGTTCTTGCAATTTTTGATTTTTTTCTGCAACTTTCAACGCAAGTCGATGTTTTCTACGTTTAGTATTATGCAGGCCATGTTTTTTTGCCCTTCGTGCAACACCAGCTCTATCTTTTAGTTTATACATTTAATTCTTCTCCAAGTTTTTTAATTCCAAGTGCCCAATTTTCTGCAGCATCCTCTACATAGTTTATAGATTTTTGCGGAAAATCTTCTGTAAAAAATAACATTCCTTCATTATCGAAATATTTAATAAGATTGATATTTTGTACAAAATCGACATGCACCTCTGCATATCCTTTTTGATTATCAGCGTAATAGGTAGATATTTTTCGTGTTTTCATTTTTTTCTCCCTGTATAAACTGCACAATGTGCATAAAAAAAGGGATGCAAGATTTTCTCTACATCCCTTTGTCTTTAATTCTTATTCTTAGTCGTAATCCGATTCATCATATCATTAAATTCATTGGGATCTATTAACTGATCTCTATTTTTTTCAAAATGGTTGTCTAATATTTCTATCCTAACTAACTCCATTAGAGTTTCTGCAATCTGTCTTTTTTCCGGCGAACATGAAGTCAAATATATTCTCAATTCAGTCTGTGTTGTACAACTCCACAATTCGTCCATTATACCATGATATTTTTTTGGTATGTTATCGACTCTAAATTCCATACTAGTCTCCTCATTCATATTTATTACCATTTTGCCCGATAAAATATATGAGAACCAATACGTCCAATACGATCTTTTTTAGTTGACCAATATGGTTTCACATAGGTAGCGTGATAGTGAGTCGCACCCTCAGTCAATCCACGATATGAACCAAGATAAAAATCTCTTGCAAATTTTCTAGAGCGATCCCATGCAGTGACATCACTTGGAATATCAGATTTTCCATCACAATACCAAGAGAACTGACAACGATTTCGAACCATTACCATTTTATTTGGATCTTTCCAAGATGGTTTTTTTTCACCTTGATAAATAACATCACAAATTGTGTCTGGAAAATGTTTATGATTTACTCTGTTTTGGACAACATCACTGACAGCCATTGCATCAGCGAGTGAAACTGCCCGTGTTTCCCAATATATATTAAGTGCAAGACACTCAATGGACGCAATATCATCAACAGTCATCTCTCGTTTTTC